AACCTTATCGGTTGATCCCGGCCAGACGGCAACCGCCGCGCCGTCGAAAATGAAGGCGTCAAAGGAATCGCTCTCAACCTTCCTGAAGTCCGCGGATGGGTGGTTCGATAAGCGCGAGGCGAAGATTCGGGCCGATGCCGCCAAGGGCCAGAGCATCATGGAAAAGAAAACGCTGAAGATGTTTGCAGACATGGCGGCGACGATCATCGGGACGACAAAGAAGTTCCTGAAAGAGAAGTCGTGGGATCAGCACATCGCCACGAAAGCCGAGGATGGTCAGCCAAAGGCCTCGCTGGTGAAGAAGAACGAATTGCGCCGCCGGCTGAGAAACGCCCTCGATAAGTTTGAATCCGCTTGGATCGACGACTATCGCGAGGCCCTTGTGGCGCGGGTCGATGTTGGTTATAACGCAGCCCTCGATGTCCCGTTCAATATGCCGTCAAAGACCGAGATCGCTGGCCTGCGTGCTAGAGGTCGATCGGTTCGCGAGGATGCGCTCGAAGAACGCGCTGGCCGGGTATTCTCCTACATGAACGAAACGACGATCGGGCGCGTGTTCAGAACTATCGAGAACGGCATCGACGAAGGAAAGACCGTCCAGCAGATCGCCGACTCGTTGCGAGACAAGTTCTCCGAGGTCGAGGAAATCGGAGCGCGGGCCATGATGATCGCCCGGACTGAAACCCTCACGGCTGTTTCACTTGGTCAAGCCGCCGCAATGGCCGATGCCGCGACGATAGTTCCAGACCTCCAGAAGATGTGGCTCACGGCTAAGGACGAGCGTGTTCGTGATTCCCACGAGGAACTGGACGGCGACATCGTTCCGTGGGATGGGACGTTCGACAACGGTCTGAAGTTCCCGCGCGATCCTGCTGGTGAAGCTGCGGACGTTGTGAACTGCAGGTGCGCAATGTTGATCGTTCCCAAGGATCAAATGAGTGAGATTGATTCAGGCCTGTTGGCCTCTGACGAGACAAAGGAGTAAGACCGATGCCCAACCTGAACTTCGACTTCCAGATCAAGAAAGCAACCAAGTCCGAGGTCATCATCGAGGGACTGGCCAACGCCAATACCATCGACCGGATCAAGGAACGAATCACGCCGGAAGCGTGGCAACTCGATAACTACAAGAAGAACCCGGTTGTGCTGTTCGATCATGGCCATGATCCCTGCTTCGGTCACATGCCGATCGGTCGTGCCCTTGAAGTTCAAGCCACGCCTGAAGGATTGTTCACCCGGATTCAACTCTCGTCGTCCAAGTCCGAGAAGATTTCGGCGATCCGCGATCTGGTCGAGGAAGGCATCCTTAAAACCTTCTCTGTCGGGTTTGAGCCTAAGGAAACGCAGAAGGCATCCGACGATCCATCGGTGTCGCTGATCACCAAGGCCGAACTGCTCGAAACGTCCATCGTCCCGATCCCGATGAACCAAGACTCGACGTTTTCGATGCTCCGCAAGCGCAAGGCGTTCTGGAACACGCCTCTCGCCCGGAAGTGGTACGATCGGTTCTACGAGCAGGTGAAGCTCGTAAAGAAACAGGCGTGGGTTGCAGCGGCGATCAATCGCCAGTTCTCTGACCTGATCGAAAAGGGTCAGATCAGGAACCAAGACGCCGCCGTTCGATACATCGCCGACGAAGCCAAGACGACGATGGGTGTGATCCGAGGTATCATGGACGGATCGAACAAGGAAATCAGCGACGAGGCGATCAAGGGATTCGCGACCGTTCTTCACATGGATGCGAGCCTGTTGATGAACCTCCGCAACGGCAATTTCGAGATGTACGAATCACTCATGGCGAAGCACAAAGGGGAACCGATGACCACCGAAGAAAACAAAGAGCCGATGATGGAAGATCAGGACAAGGCCGAGTGCCAGACCGACGAAGGTAAAGACACGGAGAAGGCCGCTGGCGAATCGAAGGCCATGCCGGAAGCGACATCGTGCATCCATGCCGTCCTCGCTCCGAAGTCTCAGTTTGATACCGTGGAAGCCGCCGCCGAGGTGGTTGGTTCTGCCGGATACTCGGTCGAAGCCGCCGAGGAACTTGAGGACGCTTGGATGTTTGTTCAGGTTCCTGCCGATCAATGCGATACCGAGAACGCCCAGCCGATCGACATCGGGGCCGGGATCATCGCCCTTGTGACCCCGAAGAAAGGCGAGGAGCCTATGGTCGAGGAAGCCGCGGAGGAAGCCGCCGAGGAAGCGACCGAGCAGACCGCTGAGATGACTGCCGAGGCCGACGCGGAGAAAGCCGCCGAGCCGATGGCGGAAGAAAAGCCAGAGGAAGAAAAGCCAGAGGAAGAAAAGCCGATGGCCGACGAGGAACAAGTCAAGGAGGACGGGCCGGAGTTCACGGATGAACAACTCGCCGAAGCCGCGGCTGCGTTCAAGGCCGAGCATGATGCCGTTGTCACGGACGGCGAAGGAAACCCGCCGAACTGGGTTGCTGACGAGGCAGCGTGGGAGAAGGCCAAACGCATGGCACGCGCGGCTGGAGCCGATGACATCTACCCGTTCACCGTGTGGGCATATCTGAACGTCCTCGGTGGTGGAAAGAAGTCAGCTCACCCTGCCGAGTCGAAATCGGTCGGCGGGATCGATGAAAATCCCTACCTCGAACTCGGTCGCCAGCAAAACGTCCTGCTCGGCACGCTCATCAACGAAGTGCAGGGCATGAGCAGCAAGCTCGACGGCCTCGCCAACCTGACTCTCGCTAAAGCTCAGGAAGAAGTTGCCGATGAAAAACCCATCGAACAGACCGCTAGTGATACCGTCGATGAAACGGAAGGTAAAGACGACGAGGCATCCAAGTCGCTTGACATGATCAGGGAGTATCAGCGAAACTTGGACATGAAACTCAAACGATTGAATGTCTGAGAACGATTCTCGGAAGGAGATAACGATGACCACGATCACGAAGGGTGAATTGGATCAAATCATCCAGACCACGAAAGACTTGGAAGAACGCACCAAGGCCGCCGAGGCCAAGGTGAAGTCTCTTGAAGAAGAAAAGGCGAACGTCATCGCCACAAAAGGTATCAACCACGGAGGAAACATGACCACCAGCACCATGTCCCACAGCGATGAGCAGCGAGCCTTGCGTTACTTCCAGAAGTCGCACCCCCGCGAACTGCTCGACATCAACGTCGGCAGCAAGAAGTTCAAGTCGGTCCCCGACGAGCTGAAGCTGACCGTGTTGAATCTGAAACAGGCCGTCGACACGGGCCGGATCGTTGCTCAGATGTTCAACGGTGAGCCGCTGGACATGATCGGCCGCGACGAGAAGTCCGACCGCTTGGGCCATGTAAAATCCGTTCTCGAAACCCGCTACGGCCGCGAAGTCCTCGCCCCGGCGATCAAGGCCTTCGGCACGACCGTCTCCGGTTCTGGTGCTGAATGGGTTCCGACCGCCGTCGCCACGAACTACCTCGAAGAGTTCGAACTGCGCCGCGTGCTGGAAAGCCGCTTCGACATGATCAATATGCCGAGCAACCCGTTCGACCAGCCTAAGCTGAAGAACGTCACCAAGGCGCGTATCGCGACCGAAGGCCAGACGAACTTCGCCGATGCCACGTTCGGCACCGACAAGATCCGCTTCCAAGCCGTGAAGCTGGAAGAATTCTACGCGCTGCCTGAAGAACTGACCGAAGATTCCGCTCCTGACTTCGTGGCCGCTGGCCGTGATGAAGTCGTTCGGGCGCAAGAGCGCGCGGCTGAATCCGCGATCATCAACGGCGACTCTGACGGCACGCATATCGACAGCGATACGCAAGCCGGTGCCGCGAACCTCGCCGAGAAGGCGTGGGACGGCTTCCGCAAGTTGGCGTTGGCGAACTCCGGCAACGGCGCGACCTACGACTTCCTGAACGCCGCCGCCGACACCACGAAGCTCGGTGTGTTGCGCTCGCGTATGGGCAAGTTCGGCTCGAACCCGGAAGATCTGATGATCATCTGCGGCCCGGTCGTTTACAACCAACTCGTGAACCTCGACGCCGTGTCGACGGTCGACAAGTTCGGCCCGATGGCGACGATCCTCAAGGGTGCGCTGGCCGCTTGGCAGGGCATCCCGGTCGTCAACAGCGAACACTTCCGTGAAGACCTGAACGCCTCGGGCGTTTATGACGGCGTGACGAGCAGCCGCGCTGGTATCTTGTTGGTCAACACGAAGCGGTTCTACGTCGGCCAGCGCCGCCCGATCCGCGTCAAGTTGATGCCCGACCTCCCCGGCAGCGACCGCTGGTTGCTGGCCTCCTACCGCCGCGTGTGCTTCAAAGGCCACGATCAGGGTGCGGTTGAGAAGTCTGCCGTGTACGGAATCAACATCGCCAAGTAACCCGAGGCGAAATCCACAGCAAGGGGCAGGGGCTTTAAGCTCCTGCCCTTTGTTGGTTGAAGGGAGTCAGGAATGAGCGACCAGCAAATCCAAATCAAGCTCTTTGACACGGTTCCGATCATCCCGTTGAAAGTCATGCCAGCCGGGACTCACACGTTCCGCATCAACACAGGCGGGAACTCTTTTCTGTCGACGATCTACTGCAAATCAGCCACGGCTCCGGTCGAGGTGAAATACTACGACCTTGGGGCTGGGGATGACGGCATGACCGGGGCGAGGATCGACCTCGGCGCGCACGATCCTGTATCAACCGGCCAGTCCCACAGAACAGTCATCACGCGAATCCACAACAATCTCCGGGTCGATGTGATCATCACCGGGGGCGACGCCGAGATCGGTTTGATTGGAACAGTCGTCTCGGACTTCCCGGCAAAGATCGACACATCCGGCTCGGATGTGAATACGAACGTAGTTACCACGGCGCATATCGCCAACTTTACGATGGCACTTGCCGCGACGGAATACCCGTTCACGTTCCCGGCAAAAATTAGGCGGTTCACAATCAAGAACAGGGGCGGAAGTCTGATACAATTCTCATATGTGGCGGGACAATCGGGGTCGGTTTATTTCAGCATCGAGCCGGGGACAACGTACGACGAAATGGATTTGAAGGTCGATTCGCTAACGATCTATCTTCAATCCCCTTCTCCCGGCCAGGTGCTAGAAATCATTTCGTGGAGCTAAAGTCGCTCCGATTTCGTCCGATTGGTTCTGATGTCGTCTCCGTTGTGGAGCGACTTCGGGCCAAGGAGTGCGAGGAATGGGCGGGTATTCCGAAGATCCTCACCTAGTAGGGCCATACCTAACAACACAGGGGGAATCAATGGGAGTCACGAATCGTCTGGTTTTCGATCCGACCGATGCCAACACAGTCGCCGCTTCGAGTTCGGTTGGCGCGTTTGTTCGCGCTGGCACCGACGGCACGCTGATCGGCCACACCGCCGGGGCGTTGAACGTCAACATCTCCAACAGTGATTTCGACATCCGCGATCTTGTCTACACACAAGACTCTGTTACCGCGCACCAAGGCGGAACGTGGACGGTCAGCGTCGACAGCCTCCCGGCTGATGTCGACATCCGCGACCTCGCCCACACGCAAGACTCTGTGAAGATCGGCGACGGCACGGATTTCTTGGCCGTGAACGCTGACGGCTCGATCAACTCTGTCGTTTCTGACGGCGGCGGGTCGATCACGGTCGACGCCTCTGACCTCGATGTTCGTGACATCGTCCACACGCAAGACTCGATCCGCTTGGGCGATGGCTCGGCCCTGATCACCTCGACGCTGGTCGGCGCGAAGCAATCCCTCGATGTGAACGTCGCGAACTCCATTTCGACCTCTGACGCCGCGCTCGCGAACACGGCCATCGAAAACACCGCGACCTCGATCGGCACGACTGCTGTCTCCGTCGTTTCGTCTTCTTTGTCTGATCGCAAATACTTGTTCCTTGCCAACAACGGAAACCGCGCCATGTTCATCGGCAAGTCTGGCGTGACGACCGCCAACGGCTTTCCGATGATGCCCGGTGAGCGCGTGGAACTCCGCGCTGGTGCCTCGATCACGGTTCAAGCGATCGGCGGAGCCGGTGCCGCGACCGAAGACCTCCGTGCGATGGAACTTGCCTAATCCTCCCCCTGAGTCCAAAATGGAAGGGTGGTCTTTACGGCCACTCTTTCACTATTTGGAGGCCATGAGATGTTGACCCAACAGCCTGAACAAATCTCGTTCACCGAGCAGGAACTCAACCCTGTCACCGATTTTTATAATGCCGTATGCAAAGCCAAGTTCGAGTTGACTCTCCCGGAAGCCGCGAAGCTGACAAGCAACGCCGTCGCGTTCGTGAACCTGCTCAAGAAGTGCGAGCGCCATGTGTTCGAGGTCAAGGCAGTCACAAAAGCTCCAGCGGCGTCAGAGCAACAAGCCGAGCAGCCGCAACGTGGACGCAAAGCGAAATGAGGTGAGTGATGGTCGCCGGATCGTGGGAAGGTGCCGATAATTCGCCGGGGCTTGGGTCGACAACCTCGTTCAATGGGACTGTCGGGACTGACCTCGTTTCGATCCCGTCATCGCCGGGCGCGATCATCTTCGATGCGTTCATTCGCTGCCCATACCAGACGCCAGTGACAAGGGTTTTATACGTCTGTCTGGATGAGTCTGGAACAGCGTTCCACGCGCTGAGGGTTGGGGAATCTATCGCGGCGAGTCTACATGGCGGAAAGACGCAGATCAAACTCAAGGCAAACGAGGCCGATGTCTCGTATGAAGTGACCTTGAATCGCGTGGGGTGATTCATGTCTTTTTCGTTCGTAAAGACGCCGCTAGCATCCGAAACGTTGTTCGACAACGCTGAAAACAAATTCGACTCGACCGATATTCAGTCAGCGATCGAGGAAGCCGTTCAGAAGCAACGTGTGAGGGTTGTCAACAAACTCGGCTCGACAGTCACAGCAGGGACTGTGGTTTATATCAACGGAGCGCAGGGAAATAGGCCGACGATCGGGCTTGCCGACGCAGACAACGCGACCGCCGATAGAGTTATCGGTGTCGTGGCCTACGATATTGAAAACAACGACGATGGGTGTGTCGTTGTCTCCGGGCCATTGTCCGGCATCGATACAAGCGGCTGGCCTGTCGGCGTTCAACTATATGTCTCTACGAATGCCGGTGAGTTGACGGACGTCCCGCCGCTCGCGCCGAAACATCAGGTGCAGGTTGGCTACACGCTCAACAGCACGAATAACGGGTCGATCCTCGTTGCGATCCAAAACGCTGGCGATCTTTACCACCTCCACGACGTGTCGTTGGGTGGGCTGACGGACGGCCATGTTCTGACATGGAACGCGACTGACGAGGTGTGGGAGAATAAAGCCCCGTCGGCATCCGGCGATCACTCGACACTTTCCGGCCTCACAACAGGCGACGCTGGCCACACCCAATTCGCCATGCTCGCCGGCCGCGCGGGCGGGCAGACCATCAACGGCGGGACGGCTGCGAGCGAATCGCTGAATCTCAACTCCACGGCGAACGCGACAAAGGGTGCCGTGAACATCAACGGCCAGCATACGTTCGATCATACACAGGGGACGCTAACGGTCGGCTCAACAGCCGATTGGGGATACGACGCACGCATCAACATCCTCGGAAACGCCCCGCCTCTGCAATCTCTGTTTCGTGGCATCGCCGTTGCGAACGTCACGACAGAAGGCGGAAACAAAGGTGCTTGCGCGATCGTTGGGCCAAGAAAGACAACGGCAAACGAGCCGTTTTCTGTTCTTGGGAATTGGGACAACGGAACCGCGAGGATTGCCTACATCGGCGGCGGTGGTTGGGGGATGCCTGACGCGACGCAGGTCAATTTCTACGCGGCATCGGCCTATGATGAAACCTTGGGTACATCGGCAAGCCTGCGCGCGCAGCTAACCTACAACACACTCGCGCTCCAAACTGGCGTTGGTTTTACTTGTCCGGGCGATGCGACGTTTGGCGCAACGGCGCTTTCCGTTGATACGACCAACAACCGGATCGGCGTCGGAAAGGTTGCCGGTTCGGCCATCGGCGAGTTTGAGGGTGCCGCTCAGTTCGGTGGGGCTTTACGCCACCACATCGCAACGCGCGACACGGCATCACAGGCTGCGAACTGCGGGTCAGGGATCGTCTTTCAAGGCCGCTATGTAAACTCAAGCACGGCGCAGCTATACATGGGCGGCATCGGAGCGTATAAGGAAAACTCCACGAGCGCGAACACGGCTTGTTATCTTGCCATGTACTCGCGACCTGCTGCGCAGACTCCTGTCGAGGTTGCTAGGATCACATCGACCGGAAAGATGGGCGTCGGCACGAAAACGCCATCCGACAAGCTCACGGTATCCGGGGCCGCCGCGGCTGATGGGTCTGACCCTGTTTCGGTATCGGTAGAATCAACAACGTCGAGTGATTCATGGACTGCCGGATCCGAGGTCACATCGCTGAAGTTTGCCAGCTCTGACACCTCTGGCAACGGGGCCGGTG